AAAGTTTCATTTGTATTAAAAATGTCTATTTTAAATTCATTGTTAGTATTACTTTCAATTCTTTTTTCATATTCTTTCTTCTTTTCTTGTAATTCCTCTTTTTTTTCTTCTTTCTTTATTTCTTTGTATGCAGCGTTTATACTTACTTCGCCTGTTGCAAGTTTTTCTTTTATTTCTTGTGGTGCTTTTTCTTGTATTTTTTTAACCATTCCTAAAGTCCTTTCTCCAACTTGTGCAACTTTAGAAAGTTCTTTTCGTGTATCTACAGAAACCCGTTTTGGCAATTTTACCGAATCGGTGCTTCTGTTTTTATTTTCAATTACTATATTTTCCTTCGCTTTTTTACTAAACACTTCTTCAAGTTCTAAAGCTAAAACACTTCTTTGGTAGTTGCTTAAGTTACGTCTTCCGAATTGGTTTAATATCATCCATTCTTTTACGCTTTCTTCACCACTAAAATACTTGCTTGTAGTTTTATACTCCAAGTCAAAACGTTGTGCTATACTAAACCTGTTGTGACCATCAATTATAAAGCCGTTCCAAGTTATTATAGGTTCTCTTATTCCCTCTTCTAATATGTTTGCTTCAAGCTGCGCATATTCTTCTACACTTAGTGCAGGTATTAAATTTTTAAATTCTTCTTTTATTTGCATTTTGTTTTGTTTTTAAATTTCTAAGTTCTTGTGCTTTTCATTCAACAAATTTAAATTCTTTATTAAGACGTTTGTGTATCTTTTTATTGTGCTTATCATATAGTCGTTAGAGTCTATAAGTTCTATTGCCTTTCGTTTTTCTAAAGCATAAAACCGTTTGCGTATGTTAAAGAATCTTTGATATATAGCAATATCTTTTAGCATCATTTCGTCTTCACAATCTCTAAGGTTTTTGTATTGCGTTATACTGTGAATGATCGTAGCGTGGTTCTTGTCAAAAAGCGAAGCAATTTTAACTAAGCTATATTCGTAGCTATGCAGCACGTTATATAAATACATTCTTTTGTGTACTTTGTGTCTTTGCCTGTTCTTTTCTTTTAGGTTGTCGCGTTCAATTATAAAAGCAACGTCTTTTAGTAGGTCTTCCATTATCTTAGTTGTTTATATATGTAAGTTATTAGTGCGCAGTAAAGTTTCTCTATTAGTCGCATAGTTCTATTTTTATTATAAGTCCATTCCACAAGTCAAAAGCGTTCTTAGCATCCGTTTTGTCGTATGCCTTAATATATTTAATTGCGTAGCTTACAGGTGCGCTTGTGTCGCTGCCCTTGTACGTTTTATAGGTTACTCTATAAGTGTTTAGCATTTCTTCTTTTGTTAGTAAGTAATCGAAATATAGACTGTCGTTGAAACTATCCCAAAACTCTAATTTATATGGATCTATCATACTTCTTGATTTAGTACGTCTGTAAGTTCTGAGCATATTTCTTCTACTGTGTAGAATAGTTCGCCATCGTACTCTAACGTATTTATTAATACTGTTACTTCTTCTTCGTAGTATTCTTTATACATTATTTCATCAGTAAAAGAATTGTAGCCATCCGGTTCATCTATCCAATAACCTGTCGTTTCTACGCAAACACGAAAGAAAGTATCACCAATGCAAAACTCTACTATATCGTCTTCTTTTTTATGCAGTTCTATTTCTCCTTTCATCCTACAAAAATTATTATTGTTATATAATACAAAGCTGAAAGTGCGCTAAGTGTTAAAATCCCCTCTATTAGTTCTCTTTTCATTATTTAAGTGTATTAAGTTGTTTTGTAAATCTTTCGTTTAGTCTGTCTATGCACTTTTTATAAGTGTGTATATCGTTCGTGTTTTTGTGATTTATGTTTTTAAACTCTAAGCCAATGCCAAATTCATTTGACCAAGTAGAAACCTCTATCTTGTTTTCAAAGTATTGTATCGCTTCTTCTATTTCTATAAGTAGTTCTAAGTGTTCCTGCCTTTTCATAAGTGTTATATTTAAGTGTGTGTACAAATATAACTATTATTACGAGTTATAAACAGAAAAGGTTACTTTTTTAACAAAAAACTTTAAAATAAATGCGTAAGTCTTGCTATTTGTCCGTTTTCACGGTGATGTATGAAGCCCTCCACGGCAGCTAATGAAAGATAACCTTTCTTGTGATGCCAAGAATCTGCGCCCGATGGTGAACGCAAAGATTCTATAGTGACTCCTATATAGTCTTTACTTGTTTTGTGGTGAACGTGATGGGTGTAAACGTATCTGTGCTTAGTTTTTGACCATTCTATTGGAAATTCTGTTGCCATAAGCAACGGTAAATCTGCCTGTTTTGCGCCATCGCCGTGTGTTGTGCCTATAAGATTTTTACCAAAAGAATACGCTTTTCTGTGTGCTATAGAGCAGTCAAAAGTGATTTCTTTGTTGTTCCTAAAGTATGTTTGTATTACATCTGCAAGAAAAAACCCACTTTGGTAGTCGTGGTTACTTGGATTAAAAGTAAAATGTACCGGTGCTATTGCGATCAACTGAAGTAATATATCTACATAAAGTTGTTTAGCTAATAAGAAATTACTATAGAACATTCCATCTGTGTCCTGTGGTGTTCCTCCTGTTGTAGTACGGTGTGGTGTATCAATATGTAGAATATCGTTTCCACCGATGAATAAAATTTTATCTATAGGAAACCCTTGCGCTTTATTTAAAATGCCTTGTACGCCCTCCTTTACCCTTTTAACGGCAATTTGGTTGTTATAGTCTTCTCCTGTTTCAAATGAGTCTGCAAGTTTGCCTATATGTATGTCTGCAGGATCAATTACTAATAAATGTTCTTTCTTTTCTTTGGTTCGTTTTAACGTAGGGTATACAGGTGCAAATTGCTTTAAGTCTTCTATAAGCTTTTTGCTTAGTTCTTCTATTTTGTTTTCAGCATCGTCTTTATGCAATGGATTCTTAAAGAATAGACTTGCCTCTTTAGTTTTTAGCCATCCGTGCTTTATACTTTCAACATCTACTCCTGCTTGTTCAGAAGCTGCTTTTAAACCTCTATACTTAAACAGTATTTCTTGTTCGTCTTTCGTTAGCCTGTATCTTTTATTGGTCATAGAAACTTTTTAAATATTTGCAAAGCGCCCAAAACAAGAACAATCAAGAAAATATATAATAAGTAATTAGGTTGTTTACTTGCTTTTGCTTTCTGCACCTCTACCCTTGTTTCGAATCTTATAGTATCGCGGTGTATCTTGTATTCTATTCGTGTTTCTAATCGTGTTTTAGGAACAAAAACATTCTCATAGTGTACTATTGTATCTTTACTGCTAAAGTATTTTTCATATATAATCGTGTCGTGTTTCACTACAGGAATTGAATCTATAGTTGCTATTCTAATTGTGTCGCTTGATATAGTCGGTTCTAAGCCCTTTTTTAAAGCCCTCCTATAGTGATAGTTCGCTGAACAGCTAAACAGCGTTAAAACGCATATAAGACTATAAATTCGCATATTCTTCTTGTACGTTAAAACTTGGGCATTTTTTATTAGAGAATTCGTTGTGTCCGTGAATCGTCATATCTTTATTATACTTGTAGATTAATTCGTGCATAAGCTTTATAAGTGAATCCTTTTGCGCTTGTGTTCGTGTATCTTTAGCTTTCTTCATATCCTTGGACATACCACCGATATAGCAAATACCAATACTGCCGATATTTTGATAACTGCAGTGTGCTCCGATTCGGCTTATATCACGTCCGGTAGAAATTTTGCCGTCAAGGTGTATAATATAATGGTATCCGATGTCAGAAAACTTACGCATTAAATGCCACTTTCTAATAGTTGCTACACTTACTTTTCTGTTTTCGGGTGTTGCGCTACAATGTAATATTATCTTATTTATCTTTCGCATTAATGTCTTTGAAGTCTTGCGTGACTTCTTTTGCCCTTGCAAATAGGTTCTTAAGTGATGCCCACAAGTCGATGCCTTTAACTGCTTTAAAATTCTCATTGATACTTATAACTTCAATAGATACTAAAACTAAAGCTAAAATTTTAGTCGTTAAAAGATTAACGCTAAAAAATGTTAACACTATATCGTTCAAAATGTAGTAGTCTATTAAGTAGAAAAGCATTACGGTAACTTCGTACAATAGGATCTTAGAAATTACTGCGCTTAGTTTTCTGCTTGTTACTTTTGTTTTTAGCTTGTAAGATTTCCATACCCCTGTAAGGGTATCTAAGATGACAGAAACACCGATTAAAATAAGTATGCCTGAAATAGGCAAAAAGAAGCTGCTGACTATTGCGAAAAGTTGCATAGAATAAGTTTGTAGTTTAGTTAGTAGCAAAAGTAACTGTGTTTTCATTGTTCAAGTTGTTCTATTAACTGATAAGTTAGATAAATTAAGAAAAACCCACCAAGACTCTGTACGAAGTATTGCGTACCAAATAGCAAGTTGTAAGCTGCAAAGTAACCTGTTAGAAAATAAAGTAAAGCTAAAACTTTAGTGTGCATTATTTCTTTTTGGATTTAGAATCGCCTTTTGGTAGTTCAACATCTACGTCAATTAATTCTTCTGTAAGTTCTATTCTTGCATCCCATTCATCGGTTTGCATAAGCGCAAGTGCTTCAGTATAATTAATTATCTCTAAAGGCAAAACGCTTTGGTCAATTATAAAACTTGGTTCGGTGTCGTATTTTATTATAAAAGCATTGCCGTCTAAACGTCTGCGAATTGTGCGTTCGTTACTTTCTTTGATTTGTGCAAAGTCAATTAAAGGCAAGTCTGCGATATTAATTGTTGCGTATGTTTGTGCTTGTTTATTCATCGTCTTTATGTTGGTACGTCTGTGCTAAATGTGCTAAAAGATTCCATTGTTCCGTTGTTGCCTCCTGTACCATTGTCAGTTAGAGTCGGCGCCGTGTCACCGTCGCCGCATCTCCACCAAGATACAAGTCCGCTTGTTCCCGTTAAGTCATTAGGCACTCCACTGTTGTAAATTGTTGTAATATCACTTGCAGAAAGTTCTGTATTAAATACTGCCACTTCATCTATATGTCCGTCCGCATAACTTGCTGTAAATCTTCCTATCTCTAAAGGTTGACTTGTATTGCTCATTGCAGTATAAGAACCTGTTCCTGTTGTGCTTCCGTTATCTAAAACACCGTTTAAATATACTTTTATTCTTGTAGCTGCGCCGCTTCCGTTGTATGTCATTACAACGTGCGACCAAGAAGCCGTAGGTATTGTTGTGTTTCCATTTCTACCTATACTTGCGTTATTAATGCTGTCCTTAAAACCTACTTGTAACTTACTGCCTCCTGCAACTTGCATAAAATACTCTTTTAAGGTTGAACCGTACTTAAAAATAATTCTAAATCTTGCCGCCACATCGGGTTTGATCCAAGCAGAAATAGAAAAAGGAGAATCGCTTGAACCATCGCCAAAAGATAAATTGTTTGCATCTCCGCAACTTACATAATCGTCTATTCCTCCGAGCAATATAGATTTGGTATTGCTGTAATCACTTGCGCCTGTTATATTGGTGTCGCCCGATGCGCTTACTGTTTGCGATTTACCCCAACTTATTGTATTGTCGGTTGCACCTTGTCCCCAATCAATAGTATTGTCTTTTGCGCCTTGCCCCCATCC